TGTGGCTCCCGCCATCATCGACGTGCTCGCCTGGTTTCAGGAGCAGAACGCGCACTACTACGACCGGCGGCAGATCAACAGCCTCCTCGCGCTCGCAGACACGCGAGAGGCCATGGTCCCGCTCGCACTCGCGCAGGGCTACCGCGTGCGCCCGGCGACCTCTGCCAGCGTCGCGGTGCAGGCCACCCCTACGCCACCGCAGCCGGTGCCCATCACCCTGCGGAGGGGCACGCGCGTTACCGTGAGCGACCTGACCTTCGAGATCGGCGCGGACGCGATCATCCCCGCCGGCGCGCCGTTCTGGCCCGATGCCTCGACCTCAGATGTCATCGTGCTGGTCGAGGGAGGCACCCGCGTCGAGACGTTCGTGTCGGACGGGTCGAAGTTCCAGGCGTTCGAGCTTGGGCAGATCGGCACCATCGACGGCAGCGTTCACGTCGATGTGCTCGGGGAGGAGTGGGACGAGGTCGATAGCCTCGCCTTCATCGAGGGTGACCGGCGCGGACGCGACAACTTCCTGGGCACCGCAGACGACAGTCAGTCCTTCGCGCTCTCGCTCCTCCACGCGGTCATCGACGTCGAGGACGAAGATGCGGTAGTCGTGCTCGTCACCCCCGCAGGAGGCACCGCACAGGACGCGCAGCGTTGGCGGCAGGTCGCTGCGTTCACCGGGGCTCCGCGCGAGTTCACGCTCACGCAGAATCCTGCGGGCGAGACGACCATCCTCTTCGGTCTCGCGTTCGACGGCGCTGCTCCTGGGATCAACGACAGCATCGACGTGCTGTACCTCATCGCCGGTGCGCAGAAGCGGTACCAGTTGACGTTCGACTCCGACGACCGGGCGACGATCCGCTTCGGTGACAGCGTGTTCGGCGTCATCCCTCCGGACGGCGCAACGCTCACAGTCTCCTACCGCACGGGCGGTGGCGTCCGCGGCAACGTGCGCGCGGGCACGATAGACACGTCTGTCCAGGGCATCCTCCCGAACAACGCGACCACGAACGTCCGCCTGCAGAACCTGGAGCCGGGCTCGGGCGGCGACCCCCCGGAGACGGTGGATCACGCGCGCTTCTTCGCGCCGCGCTTCTCCAAGAGCAACGTGCGCGCGGTCACGCGCGAGGACTTCACTACGCTCGCAGCCACCTACATCGACGCGCTCTACGGTGCGCCAGCGCACGCGAGCGCCTACCTCAAGCAGCGGATCCCCGAGTTGAACACCGTGCAGGTGGCGCTCTGGACCCGCGACGAGAACGGGCAGTTGACTGGCGACGCGGGCACGCCGTTGAAGCTCGGCGTGAAGAACCTCCTCGACTCGAAGCGGACCATCACCACGGTCGTGGAGATGGTGGACGGCAGGGTCATCCTCCTCGACATCGAGGCGGACATCGTGCTGGAGGTCGGCGCGGTCCGGCAGGACGTGTTCGCGGCGATCACCGACGCGATCAACAAGTACTTCTCCTCCGGCAACGTGATGCCTGGCGTGGACCTAAGCATCTCGAAGCTCTACACCGCGATCCAGAACGTGTCCGGCGTGGACCGCGCGGAGATCACCCGCGTCACGGGCAGCGTCCGCGCGACGCTCGTGCTCGGCGTGGGCGACGGTACGACGACTCTATTCCCTGGGCAGTACGTGCTGGAGGAGGGGACCGCGCTGGTCGAGCAGAGCGTGGTGGTCACCGACGAGTCGCAGCAGGTCGTGGACAACGGCTCGGGCTCTTTCTCGGGCGACGTGGACCCTGGTGTTTCTCCTGGCGCGACGGGCAACGTCGTCGCCTACGCGGATGGCTCCTTCTCGGTCCAGTTCGCGAGCCCTCCCTCGCTCGGGACCACCATCACAAGCGAGGCGAAGCTCGGGGTCTTCTTCGAGAAGGTCGAGGACATCGGGCCGAGCAATGGCTCGGTCGCGACGGTGGACGGTGCCACCGACTACTACCCCATCGTCCGCCGCGCGCCGCGCGGGGTGTGGGCCGGCGATCCGCACATCGTCATCGATGCCTTCCGCGTCGGCATCACGAAGCAGTTTCGCGGGCGTCTCCTGCGTGGCATCACCACGACCACGCTCACGATCACGGACTCGACCGGCATCCCGCAGGTGGTGACCGACAACGGTGCGGGTGTGCTCATCGGGGCCATCGATCCGCTCGGGAACAACACGGTCAACTACGGCACCGGCGAGATCGACGTCACCTTCCTCGCCGCGCCGGTGCTTCCCGTCCGCGCGTTCTGGCAGACGAAGGTGATGGACTTCTTCGTGCCGAGCGACCTGCTCCCGCTCGCGGCTGGGCGCGTGTACGTGTGGGGCGGCTACGGCGCGGACGGCGTCGAGACCCCGGCCGAGTTGATCGCCTACGACGACGGCGAAGGCAACATCTCCGGCAACGTGCTCGCTGGCGGGACCATCGACTACCAGACCGGCCGTGTGCTGGCAGAGTGGAACACGGTCCCCCCGCTCACCGGCGGCAATACGCATGTCGCGACGTTGAGCCAGGTGCCGAACGGCATTCGGCGGACCTTCGACTTCCTCTTCGGCGTCAACATCAGCCGGTTCGCCGCCTCGAACCTCAACCGCGGCGAGGGTCGGACGCGGTTGCAGTTCTCGGACCTCTCCGTCGCGGGCGTCACGCTGCAGGACGGCTACGACAACTGGCAGGGCCACATCCATGGCCCGAGCGTGGATCGCACCGGGCAGAGCGACGTGGTGGCGGGGCCGAGCGTGTTCGGGCTGCCGACGAACACGCTGGACTACACGCCTGGCCGCGGGCGCGTCACCTTCGCGGTTCCGTTGCCCATCGGTGCGCCGACGACGTTCAACGTCCGCATCACGAACGTGGCGACCCTGCTCTACGCGGGCTTCGTCTACCGGGTCAAGACCCCGACCGTGGCGGGGCTCGACAAGGGTCTCTTCGCGGACAACACCGGACGCTTTTGGGGGCCGCCCGCGGCGGGCCCCTCGAATCCGTACCCGACTGACCAGCTTGACCACCTCCGCGGGCGCTACCATGCCGGCCTCGCCGGTTCCCCGATCACGGCAGGGCGCGAACAGTTCCTCACGTACGACACCCGCACGGGCGTGCCGCCTGCGCTGGATGTTCCGATAGCTGGGGACGAGGTCGCCGCACCGGGTAGGATCGCGCTCACCGAGAAGGCCCCGGAGACATCGGCCCTGGCATGACCGACCCGAATCGAGAGCCACGCAACGCCAACCGGGTAGACCTCTACCGTCGGCTCCTGCCTGCCATCCAAGAGCAGGACCAGGGCAGCGGCGCGCACGGCTTCTCCTTCCATTGGGACGACCCCACGAGTGCGTGGGACCAGGTGGACTCGATAGATGCAGCGTGGGACCAGATCGGGCTCTCGCCCATCTACCAGGAGCTTTTCTTCACCCTGGAGAGCCGCATCGGAGATGACCTCACGACCTTGGAGAGCCTCGACGCGCTCACCGATCCGCTGCGGTGCCCCGAGGAGATGTTGCACCGGATCGCTGCGAGCTTCGGCTACGCGCTAGAGCGCCGGCTGGATGAGAAGGCGAAGCGCGTGGCGCTCATCGGGCTCATCGACGCCTTCAAGCGCCGCGGCTCGTTCGGCGGCTTCAAGGTGTTCTTCCGGCTCATCGGCTTCGAGATCATCAACATCTTCCCCCTGTGGAAGAAGGCGATCCACGAGGAGGACGGGAACTACTCGCGCGCGCGTCACATCACGACCCCGGTCGTGAACCCGGTCGGACCGGCGGGTGTCTCGGTGTTCACCGGGCGGCTCCCCGACGCGCCCGTGAAGCCGAACAGCCTCCGCTTCACGGACGTCGGCATCGGCGGCGTGACCGTCCGCGATGAGGCTGGCACACTCATCGGGCCCGGCGGCGAGAGCGGGATCATCGACTACACGACGGGCGACTACACGCTCTCTCTGACCGCGCCCGCGATAGGTGCCGTGCAGGCTGCATACCTCAAGGTCACCGACGAGTACCCCTACCACGCAGCGCGCATCGACCTGGAGATCAACATCAGCCCCGGCGGC